CCGCCTAGACCTTCCATAAAGGGCTGAGAAACAGTCGGCATACCCGCCGCTTGATTGTACTGTAGCCAGTTGATGGGTTTAGCCGCCAGTTGAGCCAGGTAATTCTTTTGCTCTTGTTCTTGTTGGGATTGCTTTAAGTCCAGTTCCCGTGTTCCGTACTGTTTTTGCCAGTCTAAAGTTGATTGATTCAAACCGAAAGTCTGGTTAAACTCATATTTCTGCTGGTCTAAAGCGGCTTGGCTTTGAGCCGCTTGGTTTTGAATTTGTTGTAATTGCTGTGCAAGTTGCATCTTGGTATTGGCATCAGTAGCCATAGCCCACTCGTTTTCCAACTGATTCTTGCGGTTCTGTAAAGCCATATTGTTAGTTTCTTGGGTTTTCAGGAAGTTGAGATAGTTGTTGTAATACTCCATTGTTCTAGGATCACCGGAACTGGAACCACTATTAGACTTCCACTCCCCGTTTACTGTGTCATAGAAGCCGCCTTGATTTTGAGTATCGTTAGATGCAGGTTGTGTAATTCCGGCTGAATTATCAGGGTTATATGTCCAACTATTGTAATCATCCGCTACAAAAGCCGGCTTGTAGGTTGCGGCAGTATTTTTAGTAGGGTCGGTTGGGTTGGTTGCATCAGGTTCATACCATTGACCGGTTTCATAATCCCAGGGCATTTTCTGTACCTCCGTTGGCTATCGCTTCAAGCTCACGTAATTTTTCTACTGCTTTTTTGGCAATAAATTTACTCAAAATGGAGTTATCATCTGTTCCGTATATAGTAATTAGCCATTGTTTGTCTATATCAGACCACAGTTCGAATGGCTTTCCAATCAGCTTTTCAGGATTAGCTACTACCTGTAGAGGTTCAATGAGTTCTTCCACAACCTCATTTACGATATCCGCCGACTCACCGGCTACCTCATTCATCAGCTTTAAGAGTTCATCATCTTTAACTAGCTTAGGCATACCGTGCGCCTCCGGCATTAATACCTCTGCCTTGTGTCGCTGACATTGGAGTTTGACTTCTCTGATTTCTAAGTTGATTCTGCAAGTCCTGACCAGATCCCAAAGGCGCAATATTAGGGATACCTTGTGTCATGTTACCGGGCATTGGCTGAGGTTGCCCCTGCGGTTGTTGCTGTGGAGGTGGAGGCGGTTGTTGCGCCAGTTCCACACCCTGTAATGCCTGTGCTAATTTACCCGCGGTAGCCTGTACTAATATTTGTTGCACGGCATCTGATTTCTGGATAACCTGTTTCTGTTCCATTCTCTTAAGCCGCTCAGTATCCACGTTGGGTAATTGCTCACGGGCGAAGTCCACCGGGTAAATACCAGAGCTTACCAGTCTTTCCAGATCATCATGCAGTCTGTATTTTTCCTCATCAGATTCAGAGGAGAAATTGACATAGAATACAAATGGCTCTTTTAAATCGTCCTTTTTAATGGGTTGGTCGAACTCGTCATTGGGTGTCTTAGCCCATACTTCAATGTCTCCGGGCACTACGTTTTTCATAACCCTGGCGCAGTTAGATAATACCTTAGCTACACCATGCCGGAAAGCCTGATTGGAATACTGGTAACGCTGTGCGGCTTGTGATTGGATTAACCTTCTGTCACTGCCGGAGCGTACGCCTGCTTCACTTAAGCCTCTGGTAGAACGTGGGGCGGCATGAGCGGAGATATAGTCACTGGATAAACCCAGATGTTGCCCTAATTCCGCAGGAGGCAATTTGGGTTCATAGGGTGTAAATTTAACACCGGGAGGCAAACGGTTTATTTCACCGTACTTTACAGAAAATTCCGTAACCTCATTGGCTCGATCACCTTCCAGGAATCCGCCGGTTAAGATTTCTCTGGCTATCAGGATATCTGCCAGTGAATAGTCTCTGGATTCGCTTCTGAGCAGGTCCAGCATATAGCGCAGAATACCTACGTAGCGTTTGGATAAATCGTTATCGGCTGAGATATTACCTAGACCGGAGTCTATTGATACATAGGGGATAAAACCATAAGAGTGTTTAGCAACACCCCCGGCCACTTTCAGGATAGGTTCATCGTCAAAGAGTTCGCAGCGATAGTTATTATCCCAATAAGAGACGTGTTTTACTTTTTCAGTTATCTTCTTGCCGTTATTATTCTTCCATTGAGGGTATCGCTGTTTAACGTTATAGACCAATTCCTCACGAGTCTCAAAAACAAAACCTTGTCCGTCATAAGAGGGGTCAAGCATAATACAGCGTGGACTTACAGCCTGTGTGATAATCGGTATAGAATCATGGTGTTCGCTGCGCCATTCATCTATCCGGTTATTGTACTCATTTTCAGATTCATCTTCCTTGCGTTCTGGTTTATCCACCCATCTATCAGCATCCCAGACTGTTTTAATGATGGTTAATCCATGCAGCCAGTAATGTTTAGCCGCTATCCGCAGAGGAGCGATTGAGGACTCTACATTATTGCGATAAAGAACACCATAACCGAACTTACGTAGAATCTCCGCCCTTACTTTATCCGCCGGTTTATCCTTTAAAATCGGGACTTTGACTATTACGTTGTCGATATTGGTGTAGTCCACGCAGGTATCTACCATGTCACGGGCTGTCGGCAGAACTATTGCTTGATCGGCAAAATCTTTGGGAAGTTTTAAGTCGGCCTTGAAACCCAACTCGTAATACCGCTCATCTTCCTCGAATTTATCGAATACCCCGGACTCGTTGTAGCGGTTTTCAGTATCCTTATAGAGTTCCATAATATCACTGATAGTAGGTTTGCTAGTGGTTTTGCTCATGCGTTACCTCATTAATCTAAAAGGTTAGTGATTTAAGGGGTGTAAATGCGCCAACACTGGTTTGCACTTTATCTTTATTGCACCAGGCAATACCGAGTGTCATGGCGTAATCATCATGGCGGTTGGACATAGCTTCGATTCTGCCGTTCTCGTCCGCCTGCCGGATAATGTCATAGAGGCTTTTCAGTCCCTCTTTGTTGTAGATCACTATCTGGCGGTTATTGACAGCCGGAATGAGTGAACCCCAGATATCCGTGCGGGTACGTTCGTCAGTATGCCAGCCGATCTTGTCGTTCTTATCTTTACCGCCGTACCTGCCAAAGTTCTTGTAGCCTAAATTTTGTGCGGTAGTGATGGTCACCCGCCCCCAATCATTGTCCTCGATAAACCATATAGGGCTGTTGTAGAGTTTGAGGAGTTTCACGGAATGGTAGGCTAGTTCTTCAGGGGAAAGTTTGTTGTCGTAAATATCCGCTACTACGGCGCCGGTCTTAACATTCAGGATGAGAGTAGTGTTGTAGTCTTTACCTACGCCATGGGAAGTATCCGAAGCGGCTACGTAGTATTCCCCAATGGTGTAAGGCCGGTAGATATGCACGATGTGGGAGTCTATATCCGGGAATCCGTCTTTGGGATTCTCAGTCTGTCCCATCATGGAATCGAGTACGTTCTTATCAAATACCGCTATGGTCTTACTTGGAGATAAGGCTTCCTCAATACTCTTGGGGTAGTTCCGGGCCATATACATATCGGGAGTAATGCCCTGTAATTCGCTTTCCGGGATAGACTGCTTAGTCTTTTCATACCAGTTGTCATCACGCCCCGGCCTGACAGTGTAAGGAAAGAATAAACTCTTAAAGCCGTTCTTGCCTTCCCTGCCACCTAAGAACAGTTCTACCGCCAGTGAGTCCAACTTATCTTCGTTGGAGGTAAAGATGGAGATAAACTGCCCACCGCCGCTATCAATAGTAGGTTTAGCCGCCATGTAGTTCTTAGCGGCATACTCATGCTCAATGTGTTCATCCGCTACAATACGACTGGCTTGAAAGCTCATACCGGCGTTTTCAGTAGAAGGCAAAGCCTGAATGACGGACCCGGTTACTTTAAATGACATCTTGGTGGAGCTTCGGGAATCCAACGCTACCTGAAATGAGGGAGGTTGATTGGCGTGTATCGCATAACATTTGTTTAATAGTTCGGTTGCCTCCAACTCACCTTTGCTGAATAACAGTGTCTTGTCTGCTTTAAAGGCTTGTCCGTTCCATTCACACCATGCCGATACTTCCCACGAAGCCCCTATCTGCCGTGATTTCAAGATGCTGATAAGGTACTGCGTCATCAGGTTTTGCGCTATCTCTAAGGTGTGAGGCCACATTATAAACGGAATAACACCACCGGGATTCATTAGCGTAGGTGCTTGATTTAACCTCGCATACCTCGACAGCCAGTAGAGAAAGTCACCTTTATGCCAAATACCCCGCTGGTCACAATACCCAAAACAGCGGTTGTACTCAATCTGAATGTACTTGCTGTACTCCTGCGTGATGTTCTCAACCGGCTCCCAGATACAGGAGTCTATTAATTTAATGTATTCAGTCTCTTGCATTAAATCCCTTTATTTCATATAAAATTAGCCTCAGTTTTTGGTTTCTGAAGCTAAAGTTTGTAAATAGGTGTAAATTTTTCTGTGAGTACACATATAGCTAGTCCCGTTTCTCTGTGCCCCCAGTCACTTCCATTCCAGCCCTGCCAGTCAACCAACAACATCAGCACTGCATCACTACATTAAGATACTGCATTAATATAGTTGGTTCGCACTATACAGGTTATGGATGAATAGTTTGAGGCTAAAACCCATTATGGAATACTACAATTATGTAACATTGAGGCTAAATGTCTGATAGTGTCACACATGATAGATTAGCTTTGTGGGGTATCAGCCGGGGTATCCTGGTTGTCTGTAGGTCCTGCAGGTAGCTCTTTGATCTCTCCCTCTATCACTGGCTCAATAGCGGTAACGGTAACGTGAGACATTAAGGCGTAATCATCAGGGCTAAATGTAATGTTACTCTTGATACGGGCATCGATCTCCTGGCGTGGACGGCCCCATTGCCTGTCAAATACATATATAAGAGCTTCTAAGTTGCCTGATTCAGCCTTGTCAATCAGAGCTTTCCACAATCTGTCAGCTCTCCGGTTGAACTCTAACTGACACTCACGAGCAATAGTGGAATCTTTTTTGTATCGGCCTGAATTGAAGTTACCCATATGTACAAAATACCTTACATTTTAAAGTAAAAAACAATAGAAATACTCATTGAAAGAAGGGGTATTAAACCATATAACGGATATCATCCAGAACGCCGTTAATATCAGTAAAAACCCTTGAAGAAGGAAAGCGAAGGACTGTTAAGCCAATTCCCTGCATAACTGCGTCTCTGTGCTCATCTTTAACCTTATCGTGGAACTGTGCGCCGTCTAGTTCCACCACCAGCCCGGATGAGGGACAATAAAAATCAACTATCCAACCTCTGATGATTGATTGGCGGTGAAATCGCACACCTAACTGCTTCCGTCTCAGATAAGACCATAAAATTGATTCGGACTGAGTTGGCGCATTACGCATGTTCCGGGAATAGACCTTCTTTTCAGGGTCAACGTTATTTCGTAATTTCATATACCTCTCTGTAGGAAAAATAAACGGAGGTACTACATACAACCGTGTATTTCTAACAATGGATTGTTTTTAATAGTTATTTATAATATTTATTTATAAGAGTTATTTATT